CGGACGACCCGACTGCCGCAACATATGAAATTGTTGATGGCAAACTGTATCGCAATTACTTGAACTGCAGAATGCTGAGTCCAGAACGCATTGAAGGCAACGGCGGAATTTGTGGTTACAAGTTCCAACTTGTATGCGACTCCAATATGTTCTGGCAGGATGCGCATACTCACAGTTTTTCTGTTAACAATGGTGCGCCGGATGTAAGCACAATTATAACAGTTCCTGTCGACACAGACTTCTTAGAGTATATCTATCCGAAGGTGACTATCAAAATGGGCGGAACTGGTGGAGATATTACGATTGTGAATCAAACAGACGACTCCACAAGACTAACTCAGCTAGTCGGTATTTCTCAATATGCGACAGTCATTATGAAGGGTGAACTGAATTATGTGAGCGGCCAATATTATGAGAAGCTTGCGACTAGAAACTTCATCAGGCTGCTGGATGGTGAAAATAAATTGATGGTATTGGGTGATGTCGACTCTATCGAGTTTGAATATTCTGCTCGGAGGTCGATGTAATGATAGTACGATACAATCAATTAAACCGCCTCGAGACTCCGGCATTAACACTTTGCAACCCTGGCAGTGTCTATCATAATGGAGAGTTGAGCAATATGGTTGGCGTCCTGACCGACCACGAGGCAGAAGAAATAATTTTTAACTTCAATGCAACCTCGGAGTTGAACTTCCGCATTAACAAGGTCGACAGAGAAGACCCAGATGAAAATGCGTATGTGCAACGAATGTACCAGTCTGTGCAAAACCGAAGACTCGTTTTTGTCGAAGATATTGGTTATTTTATGATTTCCAATATAGACGACGGCTTCGATGGCGTAAAGCACTATAAAGATGTAAAAGCAAAGTCAATAGATGTGGAACTGGCTCAGAAGATTATCCCGTACATTGAAGATGGTACATATCCGTTTATGACAGATGCGACTACCAAAAATAAGGGCATTTTTGAGATTATCGTTGAGTCGCTACCTTTATGGACGATTGATGAAGTGGACGAGACCGTTGCTTCAAAATGGCGTACATTTACAGACCTGGATAGCTCGCTTAACTGCCTTTCATTTTTGTTGCAAAACTGTCAAGACGCATTTGAGTGCATTTTTGTTTTTGACCCAATCCATAGAAGAATTAGTGTCTATTCTCAGGACAACTATGTGCGTAGAACAAACATCCATATTACCAAACATGACCTTGTTAACTCGCTGGACATTACGGAAAATGCAGACGACCTGTACACCGCAATTAGTGTTATGGGAGATGGGGATGTCACTGTATCTGCAATCAACCCTCTCGGCTCTAATGTAATCTACAACTTTGATTATTATCTATCGTGGATGCCGAAAGCTTTAGGCGATAAGGTGTCTGCATGGCAAGATGCTGTCAAAGCCGAAAGGTCTAATTATTATACGCTAAATCTTGGTTATTTCCGGCAGTTTGAAGCCGTGTCTACATATGAGCTGCAAATCCAAGACATTGATACTCAAATCAAAATGTATCAGAGATGCAGGGACAACATTGTTGCTTCGTCCGAGACTACATCTGTTGAAGAGTACAATGAGGCAATTACCGAAAATGGCGGCGAGGCAATCGTTATCTCCGACCAAGTCGATGCCACAATCGAGCATATCGACGGATTGATTAACGCCTGTAATAAAGACAAGGCAGATGTTCAAATCTATCTGGATGACGCTAAGAAAAAGATGGATGAGTATAGCGCCAGTATCAAGGCAATTACAGACCGTCTTGCAATTAAGAGCTGCTTCACAGAAGAAGAGTATACAGTGCTATGCTTGTATATCTTCGAAGGTAACTATACTGATGAATATGTCATTCTGACAGAAGGTATGAGTTACGAAGACAAGTTCGAGCAGATGAATATTTTGTATGACCGTGCAGAGGCACAACTTACAAAAGCTTCTGTGCCGACGCAACAGTTCAATATTGATGTTGAAAATTTCTTGTTCAGCAAGGAGTTCGAGCAATGGAGCGAGCAGTTAGAGACTGGTTGTTTAATCAATGTTGAGCTTGAAGTTGATGATGTCGCTGCCTTGTTCCTGTCGAATATGACCGTGAATTACGACGACCATCGTCTGTCAATGACTTTCGGTAATCGTTTCAATAAGTTTGACCCGAAATCACTGTTTGATGATGTGCTTGGCAATATCACCAAGACGGCAAACACCTTGACATACATAAAGGACATCCTGTACCCAATCAAAAATGGCGAGTTCGACTCGCTCAAGGAGGCTCTGGCGACATCCAGAAGCCTAACGATGGGGCAGGCATTATCTTCTGTGAATGAAGAGGTTGTCATCGACGGCTCCGGATATACAGGACGAAAGAAAAAAAGCGACGGCACATACGATGAGCACCAAATCAAGATTACCGGCAAAAATATCGTCTTTACAGACGACTATTGGGACACTTGCAAAGTTGCTATTGGCTCACTTGTGTTGGGAGATGGCTCGTCCGCTTATGGTATCAACGCAGAGACAATTCTTGGCGATATGATTATCGGCGGCGGTCTAAAAATCTTTGATAAAAATGGCAATGAACTACTGTCTGTCATTGATGATATTACGACCAGAGTGTCTAACACTGAGGGCGACTTCACCTCTTTGCAGCAAACCATTAACGGGTTTACATTTACCGTTTCTGACAATTCTGGCGACAGCGCAAAGCTAACACTGAAGAGTGGCGAGGCCGTACTGGCGTCTGCAACTATTACAATGGCGGGGCTTGTAACCTTCTCAGACCTGTCAACATCCGGTTCTACCACAATCAATGGCTCTAATATTACCACAGGTACAATAGACGCAAGTAAGGCGAATATTACCAACATTTCTGCAAGTAACATTACTAGCGGAACTATTGATGCAAGTAAGATTACGGTCAAGAATTTGTCTGCCAGCAACATTACTAGCGGTACTCTTGACGCAAGTAAGATTACTGTGAAGAACTTGTCCGCAAATAGCATCACCAGCGGTTCAATAAGCGGCAGCATCATAGATGGTTCTTCGCTGTGTATTACAGAAGGTGCGACGATTGCCGGTTGGAATATAGACTCAAACTCCATATATAGCCACAATAGTAGCTGGGGCAAGGGAACATTTATGTGTACCGGCTCTAGTGGTGCGTACTCCATCGGTGGCTCTGGAACTATCAGCGGCTGGGTGTTTGGCGCCGGCGGTAAATTCGGTGTTACATCAAGCGGCGCTGTTTACTGCTCTAACCTACACACTACCGGCGGAAGCGTTGGTGGCTGGGTTGTCGGCTCGAATTATATCAGAACATCTTCCGGTGCTTACGGCACGCATAGGTGGAATGATGAAGGTGTAGTCCGAACTATGACTGGATACATATTTACTGCATTAACCTCTGTTGGAGTGCAATATGCAGTTTCTGGGTCGAACTCGTATTCCGCTGCCGCATATACATTCCACTTTTTCAACCTAATCAGCTCCACTGCATTTGGCGAAAGCGGTTCTGGCGGTGCTGTTGAAGTGTAAACTGACGCATGAAGTAAAGGAGATAACATGAATATTCTGAAACTTATCAGTGCCAAGCGGGCACTTGCTAATTATCTGGACGACAAAATGCCTCCCGCACTCGCCTATAAGATTATGAAGCTTGTGCATGCGGCAGAGTCCGAAGAAGCTTTCTATCAAAAGGAGCTTCAAAAACTCATCGAGCAATATGGTAAACGCAACGACGACGGTTCTCTTGTTGCAACGGAAGATGGCAATATTTTGCTGTCGGAAGACACTCTGCAGGAGTGCCGCCAAAAAGTCGGTGAGTTGGAGGCGTTGGATGTAGACGCTCCCAATATTTCTTTCACACTAGACGAGCTTTCTTGTGTTTCAATGACCGTCAGAGAAATGAATGCCATTTCGGTATTCATTTCCGACGACGGACAGGCATAATGCTCGCATGATTTTGATATAAAGGAGGAATGCAATGAGCATACTCGTGAATGTTGTTAACCAGAAGATGTATGTTTCGTCCAACGCGGACGGATTGGTCGCTGGTTCCCAACAGTTTGTACAGTTCAAGTTCAATCTGAGTTCAGAGTGGGACGGGCTGATGACATTTGCACAATTCAGACAAGGCACCGAAGCGTACAATCAGTACCTCGATGAAGATAATTGCGTGTATTTGCCCGCCGAGATTGGAGTTGGCACCTGCACTTTGATGTTGTATGGTAGCCACGATACTACAATCGGCACTACAAACTATCTGACGCTCAAGATTGGCCCGAACAATCTGGTTGCAGATGCAGAAAGCACTGATATTTCTGAATCTCTGTATAACCAGCTAGTAACTAAAATCAACGCACTGACTTCTTGGAACGGGCAGAGTGTTGCAGACCTCGAGGCGGATGTGCAAGACTTGCAGGCTCAAATGAGCCGCAAAGCTGCTCAGGCAGACCTGATTAACGAAATTGCTCGTGCTAAAGCATCTGAGGATGCAAACGCTGCGGCGATTGCGCTGAAAGCAAGCCAGTCGCAGGTGGACGAGCTCGAGCTAAAGGTAACAGAGTTGGCCAACAATGAAGTTGTCTCTGACCTTATCGATGAAGCTGTAAAGCAAGAGATGGCAGACTATCTAGCGAGTGGCGCACTTGCCAATCTGTCAATTCTGGACGGAAGTGTGTCCAGGTCTAAAGTAGACTCAGCATTCGAATCGACGCTTGCCAAAGCCGACTCAGCAATGCAGCCGAGTGTTTACGACCCTCAAAATCTTAAAGTTGATGTGTTCTCATATGCCCAAGGCCGCGCCGACATCGTCAAGAAAGACTTGGATACTGTTCGTCAGGAAATTGCGGACGCATACTCACTGACTGACACCCTGAAGTACACAAAGCTTGGCGACGCACTGCGTGGTGCAGTGACGCTGTCTCGTAATTATATGCAGGCTCTGCTTGCTGAGTACGACGCATTCACCATTAAAATTGTGGATGAGCTTCCTCTTGCTGGTGAAGCAAACACCTTCTACCTCGTTAAGAAGGACTCCGGAGATGGCTACGATAAGTATTGGTACATTACTGATGCCGGTGGCAACAGTCTCTGGGATGTGTTTGGTGGCTCTTCGACTCTGGTTGTTGACGAACTGCCTGCCGTTGGCGAGCCTGATGTTGACTACATTCTGAAGTCTAACTCTGGATACCTGTACTACAAGTACATTGATGGTTTCTGGCAGATTATCGCCGGCTCTCTGGCATATGTGTCTACCGCATTGCCCGATGTATCCACCGGTAGCGAGTTCACCGATTACTACATCGTCAACCAAGACAATGGCACCTACACACACTACCGTTTCATTAACGGCGAGTTCCGTGTTATCGGCGGCGACTCCTACACCAAGGACGAGGTCAACGAAAAGGTCTCCGCACT